CCCCGTGATGACGGCAACAGGATGGACCGATGCCCAAAAGCGCGCATACATCCTCGCCGACAACCAGCTCGCCCTGAACGCCGGATGGGATACCGAACTCCTCAAGGTTGAAATCGGAGAACTCGCCAGCGAAGGTTTCAGCCTTGACCTCATCGGCTTCGACGACGACTTCCTCGCAAACCTCCTCAACGACCCCACCGAAGGGCTAACAGACCCCGACGAAATACCAGAAACGCCCGAGGAGCCCGTCTCCGTCGTCGGCGATACCTGGATACTCGGAAACCACCGCATCCGCTGTGGCGATAGCACAAACCCCACCGACGTCGATGCCGTCCTCGGCTCCGTCAAGCCCCACCTAATGGTCACCGACCCGCCCTATGGGGTGGAATACAACGCCGATTGGCGCAATGCAGCCTTGGCTGGAAAACCACGAGCGGATGGCAAGAAGGGCGGCGGCGGTAGAGCAATTGGCAAAGTCGAGAACGACGACCGCGCCGACTGGTCCGAAGCCTACGCGCTATTCCCCGGTGACGTCATGTATGTTTGGCACGCCGGCAACAAATCACACGAAGTCGCCCAGTCTATCATCAAATGCAGCTTCGACCTGCGAGCACAGATCATTTGGGCCAAGAACCATCTCGTCATCAGCCGTGGACATTATCACCCACAGCACGAGCCATGCTGGTACGCCGTCAAATCCAGCAAGCAGGGCCACTGGTCCGGTGACCGCAAACAATCCACCGTTTGGAACATTGACAAGCCACGCAAGTCTGAGACCGGCCACTCCACCCAGAAGCCCGTCGAGTGCATGAAACGCCCCATTGAAAACAATTCATCCCCCGGCCAGGGCGTCTACGAGCCCTTCTCCGGCTCTGGAACTACCATCATCGCCGCCGAAATGACCGGCAGACACTGCTACGCCATAGAGCTAAATCCAGCCTACGTAGATGTCGCCGTCAAACGCTGGCAGGACTTCACCGGCCAACAGGCCATCCACGCCGATACAGGCGAAAGTTTTAACGATCGCGTAGAGGCTCAAAATGGAAGAGACGTCGCCGCCTGAACATCCCGAGGATACCGACCCGCCAAAGCGCAAGAAGAAGAACAAAGGTGGGCGCCCAAAGGGAGCAACGAAACTGCAGCACTCTGAGGAACTTGTCCGGCAAATCCGGGGCCTCGGGCAGATTCAATGCACACGGAAGGAAGCGGCGGCAGTACTCGGAGTAAATGAAGACACGTTCAGTAGTTTTCTCCGGCTGCATACGGATTGTTTTGAAGCATTCGAGTACGGGCGCCAAGAAGGCTGCGTGTCTCTACGAAGAACACAGCTCAAAATGGCCGAGTCTAACGCCTCAATGGCCATCTGGTGCGGCAAGCAATACTTGAACCAGTCCGATAAGTCTGAACAGAAGTCCGAATCCAAAGTCGATGCCACGGTGAACGGCGATGCTACGCTCGAACTCATCTACAGCCGAATTGATGGCATCGCTCGACGCCGAGACGAGGAGCCAGATACTTAAGGAGATGTCACCCGAACAGCGCCAGCACATGTTGTTCGACTGGCGTTTCTGGGGACGCAAGGATCAACACGTTCCCGACGGTGACTGGAATAACTGGCTGATCCTCGCGGGCCGTGGTTGGGGCAAAACCCGCACCGGCTCGGAAGCAATCCGCCAGCTTGTGTGTGGGCCAACACCAGAGGCGCCCGGCAAATACAAGCGTATCGCGTTGATCGCCGAGACAGCAGCCGATGCGCGCGACGTCATGGTGGAAGGTGACAGTGGCGTAATAGCAGTGCACCCGGCCGAGTTTCAGCCGGTCTACGAACCATCGAAACGCCGCCTGACCTGGCCCAACGGAGCCGTCGCTACATTGTACAATGCCACCGAACCAGATCAGCTTCGCGGGCCGCAGCACGATCTTGCCTGGTGCGACGAGCTGGCGAAGTGGCGATATGCGGCTGAAACATGGGACATGATGCAGTTCGGCCTGCGTCTCGGCGAGCACCCGCGTGTCATTATAACGACGACGCCGCGCCCGCTCCCGATCGTCAAGCGCCTGATAGCCGACCCGGACACGATCGTCACCCGTGGCAACACCTACGACAACAAGTCGAACCTGGCGCCGTCATTCATCAAGTCGATTGAGGCACGCTATGAGGGAACACGCCTCGGCCGCCAAGAGATCAGCGCCGAAGTCCTTGATGACGCACCCGGCGCGCTCTGGTCTCGATCCATGCTCGATGAAAAGCGTGTGAAGCCTCAAGACCTGCCAGACATGCAGCGCGTCGTCGTCGCCGTTGACCCGGCAGCCGAAGGTACCGAAGACGGGCACAGTGAGACAGGCATCATCGCCTGTGGGCTTGGCGTCGATGGTCGCGGCTATGTCCTCGATGACCAATCTTGCCGGCTGTCGCCACTCGGCTGGGCCAGGCGCGCGATCGCAACCTATGACCTGCATTCCGCGGACTGCATCGTTGCCGAGCTGAACCAGGGCGGACAGATGGTCGTCCAGACCTTGCGCTCTGCCCGTGACGGTATTCCGATCCGCGAAGTCCGCGCCAGCCGAGGGAAGGTGACCCGCGCCGAGCCGATCGCTGCGCTGTATGAACAGGGCCGCATCAGCCATGTCGGCAGCTTTCCAGAGTTAGAAGATCAGCAAGTTTTATTTACCGCATACGGAATAGAAGGGGATGGTTCGGCTGACCGCGTTGACAGTTTAGTGTGGGCTCTGACTGAATTATTTCCAAGGATTGTGCGTCGAGACGATACACAAGAATGGAACTACAAAGAATTTGGCTCAATGCAGGGCGGGGGATGGATGGCATGACGGAAAAGATGCCAACGCGCGGCATGAGTTTGGCGCAGCGCATAGACTATTACACCGACAAGACTGGCGATTGCTGGAGCTGGAAGGGGGTTAAGTTCCCGAACGGTCGGGCGCAATTGCATTGGGAAGGTAAGACGCAATCGGCCACGCGATTGATCATGCGGGAGCGAGTGGGCCGCAAGCTGGCTACAAACGAATTTGTCTGCCATTCGTGCGACAATCGTTGGTGTGTCAACCCCGACCATTTGTTCGTCGGCACGCCAAAGGAAAACAGCGAAGACATGGTTAGCAAGAACCGATCTTGCATTGGCGAGCGCAATCCCATTTCAATTTTGACCGAACAGGAAGTGAAGCGAATCAAGAGGTCACGACTTCCGCAAACAACGCTTGCACGCAGATACGGCGTATCAAAGCACGCCATTTGGCGGATTGTGCACGGCAAGAACTGGGCTCATGTCGATGGCTGAACCCAAGCGCCAGTGGACCTACATTCCGCCAGCCTGGACCGGCACGCAGGTCGAGGGCACCGGAATGCTGCCGTTTGGCCGCTACAGGATGCCCGACGGCACCGAGCAGGTCAGCTTCGGTCTGCCGCAGCCGCTCCTCGATGCCGTGCGCGCTGTGGGCTATGCCGGCGGTCGGGAACAAGACCCGGCAGCGCCGCAAGGCTACGTGAGCCAGAACGCATTGCAGCGTGGCGCCGAGGGACTGGCAGGGTCGGCAGCGGTTGGATCGCTAGGAGTTAGAGCGCCGAGGGGTGCGCTGCGGTCTGGTGCCGCGAGGAATGCCGGCGATCGCATACGGGCAAGCAATCCAGCTGGCTATGTTTCAGGACGAGGCGGTCCCGATCCCCAGATCACGCAATCGCAAGTCCTAGAATCGGCACGCGGCCAAGGGCTCGGCGGGCAGCTCTATCGCCAATGGGCAGAGGAAGCTGGCGTACCATTTCGCTCGGACAAGTACGTCTCGCCTGATGCCCAGGTGATCTACGACAAGATGTTCCCGAAATACGGGTACAACGTCATTGAGAACCCGGCAGCCGTTCGAGCAAAGGACGGCACGCTGTACGTTCCGGGCAATCAAGAACGCGGCCACGTCTACCGCGTCGAGCCTCCCGGCATGAACTCCACCGAATTCTACGCCAACCCGCTCGCCGGTGCCATCCCGCTTGCATGGAGAACAAACGAGGATGAGCGATAATGGCTGACCTCAACCGCGACACCGAATCCGACAAGCCCGACGTGGTGACCAAGGTCCGCCGCTGCCTTGCCGATGCCTACGAGCACGACCGCGACAACCGGGTGGAAGCGAGCGAAGACCTGAACTTTTTGGCCGGCAACCAATGGCCGGACACCGTCCGCCGCCAGCGCGAGATGGAAGGCCGGCCGACACTCACCATCAACCGCCTGCCGCAGTTCGTCCGCCAAGTCACCAACGACATTCGCCAGGCTGACGTTTCCATTCGCGTTCGCCCGACCGATGGCGCCGTGCTCCGCGCTGAGCGTGTCCGCAATCTGGATCAGGAGCGCAAGGCGCTCGAAAGCAACCAGCCCCAGGCATCGCAACAGAAGCCGATGCTGATGGCTGACGTGATGGATGGCCTGATCCGCGAAATCCAGTATCAGTCCAGCGCCTCGCACGCCTACGCCACCGCCGCCGAGCATCAGGTTAGCTGTGGCATTGGTCATTTCCGCCTGATGACCGACTACGTGTCCGACACGTCTATGGACCAGACGATCCGCATCAAGCCGATCCAGCGGCCTCTGAGCGTCTATTGGGATCCGGCAGCCGTCGAGATCGATCGATCGGATGCGCGGTGGTGCATCGTCACGGACCTGCTGCCGGAGAAAGAATTTAAGGAACGCTACCCCGACGCCAAGCCGACCGATGTCGAGCACTTCGAGGAGCGATCAAGCGAACTTTATTGGACGCGAGGCGACACGGTTCGCATTGCCGAATACTGGCACAAGACACCCGTGACGAAAGAGCTGGTGCAGATGCCCGGCGGCGAAGTGATTGAGCTGGGCAAGTTCTCGAAAGCCGACAGGGCTATCATCGACGAGGAGATTGCCGCCAATGGCTTGCAAACCCGGAAAGTCCAAACCCATAAGGTCGAGCACTACATCGTCAGCGGCGTCGAAATCCTCGAAGGGCCAAAAGAGTGGCCCGGCTCAGACATCCCGATCATCCCGGTCATCGGCTCGGAAATACCGGTAGACGACAAGGTTTTGCGGCATGGCCTGATCCGGTTCGCGCGCGATCCGCAGCAGCTCTACAACTTCGCGCGCACGAGCGCCGCTGAGAGCATGGGGCAGGCGCCGCGATCGCCTTGGCTCGTCACGCCGGCGATGATCAAGCCTTTTAAGGACGTGTGGGATTCGGCACACAAGGCGCTCCGGCCCTATCTGCCGTACATGCCGGACCCGGACCAGCCGCAAGGCCCGATTCGTCAGCCGCCGCCCGACATCCCGATGGCCTACTTTCAAGAGAGCCAGATCGCCGACGGGGACATCAAGGCAAGCGTAGGCATCTATGATCCACAGCTTGGCGAGCGGTCATCAGAGAATAGCGGCAAGGCCATCTTGGCACGTGAAGCCCAAGGCGATACGGGCACATTTCACTACTCGGACAACCTCAAGCGCGCTTTGGAGTTTGCTGGCCGCCAGCTCGTGGAGTTGATCCCGCGTGTGTTCGATAACGAGCGTGTGATCAGGATTTTGGGCGAGGATGACGCTGAATATTATGTGCCGATCAACCAGGCGGCCGGCTACGACGAAGCTGGCGAACCCGTCTACATCAACGATCTGAGCCAGGGACACTATGATTGCCGGGTGACCATCGGGCCGAGCTACAGCACGAAGCGCGCCGAGGCTGCCGAGTCGATGTATCAATTTATCCAGGCTTACCCGCCGGCGGCTCAGATCGCTGGCGACCTTATTGCGAAGGCCATGGACTGGCCCGGCTCTGACGCGATCGCCGAACGTCTCAAGCGGTCGATCCCGCCTGAAATCCTCGGCGAAGACGCCCCGCAACAGCAGCCCGACCCGATGCAGGAAGCGGCGGCACAGCTCCAGATGAAGGGCGCCGAAGCCGAGATTGCGCTCAAGCAGGGCCAGGCTGCCAAGGCTCAGGCGGACGCCGAGAAGACGCAAGCCGACACGCAGAAGATCATGGTGTCGATCCAAGAGCTAATGGCCAAGATGGACCTCATCTTTGCCCAGACCGGACACACCTACGCGCAGACCGAAAAGACTGCGATGGAAACCGAATTGGCCCCCGCCGAGCTGGTCATGAAGGGCGAGGATACGGCCGAAGAATTTGCTCTCAAATACCGGGAGCAAGACCTGCGACGCGATGAGCGCCGCGAAAGTACCAATGGAGGGGAATCCAATGGCAGAGAATGAGTATGCCAACCACGAGCTGTTTCAGCAGACCGAAACCGCTCCACCGCCGGAAACGGCGCCAGTGCAGCAGCCGCGTGACGATAGCGGTCGCTTTGCGTCCAAGAGTGACGAGTCCGCCCCCGAGAGCGACGAAAATCTCGAAGCGGTAGCCGAAGAAGAGGCATCCGAAGACCCCGCCGCCCAAGAGGCTGGCGACAGTGAAGTAGACGAGCAAGAGGACGAAGCGCGCGAAGACCGCCCGAAGCCCCGTCGCAAGGCATCGGAACGGATTTCGCAATTGACGGCCCAAAGGAAAGAAGCCGAGGCCCGCGCACAGCAAGCAGAGCAGGAGCTTTACGAGCTGCGCGAATACCTGCAACAGCAGGTTGATCCGAACCTAGAGTTCGAGGACCCGGCACGCTTTCAACAGGAGACCGTCAGACGCGCACTGGCCGAGCAACGCGCTCATGATACCGCTCTCACACGACAGAGGTCGCAGGAGGCGCAGATCGAGGCCGACCGGGCGATGTTCTTCGAACGGCTTGAAGATGTGCGGGATCAGCTCCCGGACTTCGAGCAGGTCGTTCTGAACAACCCGTCATTGCCGATTGATGCCGACATGGTGTCCTTCTTCGCTGAGTCAGAAGTTGGTCCCCAGATCGCGCATCACCTCGGCAAGCACCCGTCCCTGGCTCAGAGAATTGCGGCGATGCCACCCGCCCGGAAAGGCGTCGAACTGGCTCGGCTGGAAAGCAAGCTATCGACTCCACCACCGAGGCGGACAACCAAAGCACCGCCCCCGCCCCGTGCGATCCAGGCTTCGGGATCAGCCGGCGTATTCGACCCGCAACGGTCGTCCGTCGATGATTTCAAATCCTTGATCTACGGCAAGCGGGGCTAAATCAGGACGATAGGAAATGGCGAATACAACGCTTACCGCCTCCATCGTTGCCAAGGCCGCACTCGCGATCCTGGACAACGAACTGGGCTGGCTCAAGAAGCTGTACAGGGCTCACGAGTCGGAATTCTCGAACCGCGTCAACGGGTACAAGATCGGTGACACGATCAGCATCCGCCGGCCGGCAGACTTCGTCGTGCGTTCCGGCGCCACGATGGACCTGCAAGACGTGATCGAGGGCAAGACGACCCTGACCGTCGATCAGCAGATCGGTGTGGATTTCAGCTTCAACAGTCAGGATTTGACGCTGGAAGTTACCGACCTGGCAGAGCGTGTCATGCGGCCAGCGATGACCAATATTATCAACTACATGGCCAACGACGTTGCAACGCAGATGTACCAGGGCATTTACAACTGGGTCGGCACGCCTGGTAACGAACTCGGCTCTTATGCCGAATTCGCGCTTGGGCCGGAACGGTTGGATGAAATGGCTGTGCCGATGTCGGATCGCTGTGCGCTCCTGTCACCGGCTGACCATTGGGGCCTCGTCGGCAACCAAACGACCTTGTACGTCGAAGGTTTGGCCCGGTCTGCCTACTCCAATGGCAGCCTTGGCATGATCGGCGGCGTGGACACGTATATGTCTCAAGTCACGCCGACGCACACCACCGGCTCGCGCACGGCTTCCACGCCGCTGACCGACGGTATTAACCAGAATGTCAGCTATGACACGGCCAAGAACACTTGGACGCAGACGCTGATCACGGATGGCTGGGCATCAAGCACGACCATAAAGGCAGGGGACGTATTTACCTTGGACGGAGTATATATGGTCAACCCCAAGACCAAGCAGTCCACGGGCATCCTGCAACAGTTCGTCTCGACCACCGATGTGACGGCGGATGAAACGACCTCCAACGACACCACGCTCACGATCTCGCCCCCGATCATCCTTTCGGGTCCGCATCAGACCGTGACGCTTTCGGGTGTCTCGACGACCGATGGTCTGACGATCACCCCGGTCGGCACGGCATCGACCGCGTACAAGCAAAACATGGTTTTCCATAAAAACTGCATGGGGCTTGCGATCGTGCCGCTGGAAATGCCGCAGGGCGCCGTCAACGGGGCTCGGGAGTCGTACAAGGACATGAGCGTGCGCGTTGTCCCGGTCTACGACGGCGTGAACGATGTCAGCAAATGGCGTCTCGATCTGCTCTATGGGCGCAAGTTGCTTGACCCGCGCCTGGCTACCCGTCTCAGCTAACAGGAGAATTGATCATGGCTGTGCACTATCTCGATGACGGCAATGACGATGGCACCTGCCTCGGGCAGGCCGCCACGTCCAAGGTCGGATTTTTCGGCACCACGCCGGTGGTTCAGCAGGCAATCACTGCTGTGGCCACGGCTACTGCCACCACGACCATCAACGAGGCCCGGATCGCGCGCATTGAAACGGCGCTCGTCAATCTCGGCCTCATCACTACGGGTGGTTAATGTCCTTCCTTTACTGGACAGATGATCAGGGAGTGGCGAGCGGGCAGAAAATTTTGCTCGCCACCACCGCCTATGACAGCCCGGACGCATCGCACACGGCATCGATAGCCCATGCCCGTGCGGCGCTGTCCGAGGCTGGCATCGGGTCAGCGTATGCGTTGTTGAGTGGTAACTGCCACGTCGATGATGCCCGCAACACGATCGTCGCGGACTTCCTGCGCTCGGACTGCACGGACCTGGTTTTCGTTGACGCCGACGTGTCGTTCACGCCGGACCAGCTCGTGCGGCTGTGCACCCATGAGAATGTGGATGTCGTCGGCGGGATATATCCCAAGCGTGCCACTGGACACCGTGACATGCCGGTTCGGATGCTGCCGGACGTGTTGATCCCGGATGGTCGCGGCCTGCTCGAAGTCGAAGGCTTGCCGACCGGGTTCATGCGCATCCGGCGCACAGTCCTCAAGACGCTTGCAGGCGCTTCGCAGACCTTCCGTAAAGACCTGACCGTTGTGCCGATCATATTCGAGCGCACGTACATCGACGACATGGGCCGCGTTGGCGGCGACATCAATTTCTGCCTGAAGGCAGCCAAGGCAGGTTTCAGCCTGCACGCCGACTGCGAGCTTCGCCTCGGGCACGCAGCCAAGGTGATCGTCAAAGACAGCCTTGGCGCGTATCTCAGGCGCCAGAGCGGCAAGACGCTGGAATGGGTGACAGATCGCATTCGTGACGGGAGATGGCAGCCGGAAGACTTCGACGAGGCGGCGCAAGCTGTCGGCAACGAATGGGTAGCACCTCCCGAATCATTGATCGCAGCCATCAAAGTGCTGGAAGCCGAGCCTGGGCACGTACTGGAAACCGGAAGCGGGCTATCAACAGTCCTCATGGCAGCCGCTATTCCAGGCAACTACGTCTATTGCCTCGAACATGATCCGATCTATGCCGAGATGACGAAGCGGCTGGCTCGCCAAGCTAACGTCACCAACATCGGCATATGCCTGGCACCGATAGACCCGGCAACGGGATGGTACAATACAGCAGACATGGAGGGCTTGCCTGATAGGTTCCGGCTTGGGTTCTGTGATGGACCGCCTCGGACATTCGGCAGCCGGATGCGGTTCTTTTCCGGCGGATACGCCAACGCCTGTGATGTCGTCATCGCCGACGACGCACTGACGGACGGCTATCCACGGTTCTTGATGGACTGGTCGCGAGGGGCGGCTCGGGACATCGCCTTCGAGGGGAGTATAGCAATTGTCAAATGAGGGGAAATACGTCTGGATTGCCATACCGGCATACGGGGCCACGGTCACGTGCCTGACGATGAAATCCATCGTCTACGACATGTTCCCGATGGTTCTGGCTGGGCACAAGGTCAAAATCTTCGACGAGTGCGGTCACGCCGACATCTATTCCTTAAGGGCTCAGATCGTCGCGCACTTCCTGGCCGATCCTGACAAGCCAACTGATCTGGTGTTCGTTGATTCGGATGTCGGCTGGCCGGCCGGATCGCTGCATAAGCTCTTGGACCACGACGTTGATCTGGTCGCGGGCGCCTACCCCAAGCGGGATTACCCAATCCAGTTCATGTTCAGGAGTGAACAAGACCTCGGGCCGGATGGTCATCAGCAGATGATGGGCGATCCCGAAACGGGGCTCGTCGAAGTCTGGGGGATGCCGGGTGGATTCATGCGGTGCACGCGCAGCATGTTGGAAACCATGTGGAACCACTACGAGCCTGAACTCGGCATCTACGACCGCGCGGTGCCGGGCGAGAAGACGGTCCGCATGTTCGACCCGCTTCGGTTCAAGGACGAGCAGGGGCGGCTGCATTCACTATCGGAAGACTACGCATTTTGTCAGCGGTGGCGCGATCTTGGGCACAAAGTCTGGATGGATGCATCCATACCGATGGCCCACATCGGCACACACGCTTTCCAAGGGTGCCTCGGCGAATGGCGGGGCGTTGATCAAAGAGAGGCAGCAGAATGAGCGAAGATTTTTCAAAGATGGACACGGGCAAGTTCAAGCGGCAGTTCCGCGAAAGCAGCGGTTGGCCGAACGTGCAGCAAGAAATCGACGAGCGGCGCGGCATCGCCAAGGCTAACGCCAAGGAAGCGGCCATGAAGGAAGCCGGCGCGAAGCTGGCCGAAGCCGCCAAGCGTGGCCCCGGTCGCCCGCCAAAATCGAGCTATGAGGACTGATGTTCGGCTTTTGGGCCATAGGGCAACAGGCGCTCGGCGCGGTGGATGATGTCCCCTCCGCTCCTGCCGTGACGAGTCCTGTCTACACCGCGAACCTTGTGCTTTCGGGCACGGGGTTCGCGGTGACCTTGGGTGACACCCTTTCTGGCGAGGGGTTCACCCTCAACGTTAACACGGGATCAAGCGGGACGGGAACAGCGTTGACGTTGGACACCGAACTTACAACCCAAACGGATTAGACCATGGCCACAACCCGCGAAATCGTCACCCGTGCGCTGCGCCGCATCCGCATGGTGGACATCGTCGAAAGCCCGCCGAGCGAGTTGATGGGTCACGCCATTGACGTGCTCAACGATATGATCACGGGTTGGGAGCGGGGCTTGCAGACCGAAACCGTGACCTTGACTGGCAACACGCAGAACGGCAGCCGCACGGTTAGTGACCTCGACAACTCGACCAACCTATACAATGCGCGCGCGATCGTTCCAGGGACCAACGTATCCGGCACCGGGATCGCGTCTGGAACGACGGTGTTCGCGATCATCGACAAGGACAGGATCGAGTTGGACACGGCGGCGACGGCAAGCGGCACGGGTGTCAGTCTATCGTTCACGCCGATTCCGTTTGATGATAGTCTAACCGAAGCACTTGTATCTGTTCTTGCGGTGCGTCTGGCCGAGGATTTTGGCCAGCAAGTCGGGCCGATTCTTGCGCGCGATGCGCGGCGTGGCCAAGCCGAAATAGACGGCGCGTTCTTGTACATCCCAACAGTTGATCAGGTTGATAGAGCCCTCGTCGAAGTGCCTTCGAGCAGGTTCTACGACGGCAGCGACGACATCGTGAACGGATAGGACAATGGCAACAGCATCTAGCATGGTTTCCGTTAGCCAAGAGGGCTGGACGGAAGTGGCATCCGCCTCGGGCGCGAACCGTATCGTTACGGTCGAACTGCTGCGCGGCAAAAACATGCGGTTTGCATCGGATGATGCCTCCGCGAACATCCCGGCAGGCTACACGGGGCAGGAGTTTGTCACGCTCGCCAACCCGGTGGCGACGGTGCTGGTCGAGGACGGCGAGAAGCTGTTCGCGAAGTGCCCCTATCCTAATGCCCTCCTGGCGGTCTGGGCGCGAGACGAAGCCTAATGACAACAGCTCTCGCCAACATCGCCCGCATGACGACGGCAACGACCGGATCAGGCACGATCACGCTTGGTTCGGCTGTTGCCGGCTATCTGACGTTCGCCGACGCTGGCATCAGCAACGGCGACGTTGTCACGTATGCGATCGAGGAGGGCGACGAGCGCGAAGTCGGCCAGGGCACGTATTCCAGCACCGGGCCGACGCTGACACGAACCACGGTCTACAGCTCGATCGCGTCCGGCAGCCAGATCAGCCTGCTAGGCGCCGCCGAGGTGTTCATCACGCTTGCGGCCGAGGCCAACGGCGGGATTACGGTCCCCTACGTCAACACGACGCGCGGTTCCATCAAGATCACGAGCTACATGACCACGAGCAGCAGCTACGTGGATCAGAGCACGCAGCTCAAGCAGGCATTCATCGACTTCTTCGACGAGGACGTGACGCATCTGGACTTCGAGGGCCAGATGGTCGGGATTTCGAGCCAGATTGAGCTGATTTGCGGTGTGGACGGGTTCACGAGCACGCCATCGGCGCCGAAGAACTTCTCAAAACGGATTGTCAACGGCGGCATTCGCTGGCTCGGCCCGGACGCGGCTGGAACCTCGATGCTGTCGATGACGTGCCCGGTGGCGATTTCGTCTGAGGCGGCATTCAAGGAGCCCGGTTTCGAGTCGTTTCGGTTTGACGCCGGCGGCGGCGGCACCGGCTACAACATCAATTGCCTCGAAATCTCGAACTTTTATCATGCCAAGTTCAAGGACTGCATGTTCATCGACTTCGGCACCGAGATCGGGGTGTTTCTGTCCTCTCAGGACAATAACGGATCGTATACCGACGACAACGGCGCGACGTTCGAGTCATGTCGGTTCGCCTGCATCAATGGCACGCAGCACAGCGGCACGCCGATCCGTGCCTACTGCGGTGACATCCTCGTGGAGGGCGGCTGGTCAGACTTCACCGGCCCGATGGACTTTCATATTGGTTCGGTGACATTGGACCGTGTTCATTTCGTCAACAACCTCGGGACTCCAGATAACCGGCGTTACGCCGCGATCTTCCGCGATCCCCGCGCGATCACATTGCTAAACAACGACGTAGACGGCGGCGTCTTCAAGTTCACGAATGCGGGCTATCTGGACAGCTCTGGCATCACGGCGAACTCGCCAACGCACGGCGCCGAGACTTCATTCCGCAACATCATCGTTGCCCACAACCGGATCGAGGGCTATGCGCCGATTACCAGCGGCGAGGGCGTGATCACGTTCGAAACCGAGAATGCATCAACAACGCTGACGGGTGGTATCTCGATCGTCGATAACGTTTCAACGCAGTTCGATCAGGGCGACAACGCGACACCATTCTTGAAGGTCATCGAGACCGGCAGCGGGGAGTTTACGTCCCTGTCGGGCGTCTATCGCTACGTGGACGCTTTCGGGAGCACGCCTGGCGATACCGACTTCGGGGCGAGCGCCTTGGGCGTATCAAGCGGGACGCGGTTCTATTCCGACGACCAAGACGCCACGATGACGGGCGATCTGACAGTGGCCGGCGCCACCACGCTTGCGGGCGCCTCGTTCGGATCAACGACGGCATCAGGCGCGACAGACCTTTCCGAGCATCTCGCGCTGTTCGGCACGACCTATGGCTTAAGCGTTACGTCGAACAACCTGAACCTGGTTGCAAACAGCACGAACTCGCTTTCGGTTCGTTCCAGTGGTGTTGACAGCAAGGTTCAGCACAACTTCGGGTCTGTGTTGAGCCTTACCAACGATTACACGATTGCAACGCTTCCCGGCAGCCCGACGGGGGGCATGATCGCTCGCGTGACAGACGGTGACGCGGCGTTGACGCATGGCCAGACGGTGGTGAACTCGGGCGCCGGCGCGACACCGTATCTGGTCTGGTACAACGGCACGAACTGGACGGTGATTGGCATCTGATGGGCGAACTCGTTCCTATATCTCTGCCGTCAGCGCAGAACCAGTCCCGCAGTGGGCTCGTGGCCTCAACCACGCTGGTCAACTGCTACAGGGAAACGGAAGGCGGGGACGCCAAGAACCAGTTTTCGCTGGTCGCCGTCAACGGGTGGGAAGACTACGCGACCCTGACCGGATCGACCGGCGGCGTCCGCGCGATGATCAACCTCGACAACGAACTCCTCGTCGTATCGGGCCGGCAGGTCTATGCGGTGTCGCCCGCGCAGGATGTCACGTTGATCGACGGTTTGCCGTCGGACGGCTACGTCACGATGGCGCGCAACCGCCAGGCGCCTGATCCGCAATGCGTGATTGTCGCCGATGGCTCATGGTGGATTTATCAGTCCGGCGTGCTGACCGAAGGCAGCGACCCAGACCTCGAATCGCCGATCTTCGTGACGCAAAAGGACGGTTACTTCGTATTCCTGTCAGAGTCGGGCCGGTTCACGATCTCCGGGATTGACGACACCACAATCGACGGGCTCGACTTCGCAAATGCCCAGACGAGCGCCGACAAGGGCGTGGCGCTGGCCACCCGAGGCACCGACCTGTTGATCTTCGGCGAACGGTCAACGGAATTCTGGGTCAACACGGGCAACGCCGACTTTCCGTTCGAGCTGCAAGCGTATCGCGGATATGGCTGCTATGCCGCCGGCTCCGTCGATGAGATCACGGCCCTGGTCGATGGCCGGATGGTCGATAGCGTGATCTGGGCCGCGACGGACGAAAACGGCAAGTTTACGGGCGTCTATCTTCTGGCCGGATATGAGGCCAACAAGATCAGCACTTACGAGATAGATCGCGCGGTTGAAGCTGATGCGAACCCCGCCGGCATTCGAGGTTTTGCGTGGAGTGAGAACGGGCACGTGTTCTATACGATCACGGGCTCGACCTACAGCTACACCTTCGACACGGTGGAACGATCATGGCACACCCGCAAATCCCGCACCTATTCGTACTGGCGCGCCTGCGCTCACGCGACTTTCAACGGCGAGAACATATTTGGAGACTGTATCTCGGACTCGTCCGGCGCCTACCTCTACCGGTCGGATATTGATCTCTATCAGGCGGATGGTGAGTCCATTCAGATGGAGGTCCAAGTCCCGATCACGCACGCCTTCCCGTTCGAGATGAGCTTGAACCGAGTGCTGCTCGATGCGGTGACCGGCGTCGGATTGAATTCGACCGATGACGACCTGGCAAGCCCCGAAGTCGTGTTTTCGGTCAGCCGAGACGGCGGCAAGACGTTCGGCACCGAGCGCCATCGAACGGTCGGCGCCCAGGGCCAGACCTTGCAAACCATTCAGTGGTGGGGCTGCGGCCCGATCCCGAGGCAAGGTGCTGTGCTCAAGTTCGCGTATTCGCCCGGCGTCAAGCGGATCATGATGGGTGTCGCGGTTGACATCGAAAGGCGGGCCGCATGACCGCCAACGTCCCACCCGAGGCATCCAGCCGCGTCGTTGACAGCAACGGCAGGATCGACCCCGTGTGGAACAAGTTTCTGCGGGAGATTTGGCGCCTTGGCAAGACACTGACGGAAACGACAGGCACGCTGTCGAGCGGCAAGGCTGCGGCGTCTCAGACGTGGTCGAGTGGCGTCCTGATCGAAGTGCCAGCCGACAAGGCTTATAACTTCCCGAGGGTGGGCCACGACGGCACGATTGATGAAATCACGGTTGTCACCACAACCGGAACGTGCACGGTCACGATCTCTATTGACGGCAACCCGCTGATCGACGGGGCATTGAGTGCATCAACAACGCAGAACACGGAGACTTACACGCAAGGCAACGAGCTGTCCGCCGAGCAGGACATCACGATCACGGTTTCATCGGCGAGTGCGCCGGAGAATCTGTCCGTGACGCTGCGGGGAACAAGGACGTTCGCGACATGATGCTTCTCACCGTCATCGGCGGCCAGCGCCTCCCGGACCTGCAATTCACAGACTCGGCAACGTCCGGGACCGACAACACGACGATCACGTATTCGGATCGCGCCATTGGTGACGAGCCGGTGACGGGTGATCGGCTGGTTGTGGTGACGCTGGGCGCCTCGATTGCGACCCTGGCCACCTCCATGACGATTGCGGGTGGTGCTGCAACTCAGATTGCATGGGTGCGGCCCAATACGAACGACCTAGCTGCAATCTATGCGCGGGTGGTCAACAGCGGAACGACGGCAACGATCGAGATCACCAGCGCCAACAACTTCATCACAACCGGCATTGGCGTTTATGCGCTCTACAACCTGGAATCGACGACCGTCCGAGATACGGACACGGGAACAGGTTCGCAGTCGGTAACGGTCCTCGATAGCAGTGTGGCGATTATGTCGCTATACGGCGCTGGCACTGGCGTAATTAGCGGACTGACCACGCTAAACCTTGACTATTCTGATACAAACGAGGGTGTGCGATTTGCCTCTGCTTCGGGCGAAGAACTGAGTTCAGGTACGCTCACCGAAAACCCAACCAACGGGAACGCTGCCCGTTGTCTCGCGACCTGGAGATAATCGATGTTCGGTGACTTTCTCAATCCCGGCAAGAGCGACATCAGCAAGGGGTATCGGCAATATCGCAACTATTTGCGAGCTGGTCGCGATCAGGCGCAGCCCTACTTCGAAGAGGGCTACGGCGCCGCGATCGAGGGGCTTGACCCTTACACGCAGTCGGGCGCTGCCGGCCAGGGGATGTATGCCGACCTCCTTGGCATCAACGGGATGGAAGCGCGCGACGCGGCGCAGAACCTGCTGATGTCGGACCCGGCTAACTCGGGAATGCTTGCACAGGACCAGAACGCGGTTGCACGGGCCATGAATGCGCGTGGGCAGGGTGGATCAGGCGCCGCCGCTCTGGCCGCCGAGCGGGTCTTCCAGCAGGGCTATGGAAACATCCTGAACCGCTACGCCGGCCTCGGCCAGCAAGGACTCCAGGCGGCTGGCGCGCAAGGTCAATTCTCTGCACAGCAGGGTCAAGACCTTGGCAACCTACGGTTTGGCACCAACCAGCTAATTGCCAACGCGGCGATGGGCAAGGGTAACGCCATGGCGCAGTCGAAGCAGGCGGGGCTTAACAACCTGATTGGCCTTGGCGGCATGGGTCTCAAGGCGTTTGGTGCCGGCGGATTGTGGGGATCGAAGGGAGCATTTGGAAGCTGATGGCTGTTCGATTCCTAC